GGAAGCTTGCAAGACAAGGCCGGATTTAGATGTCTACGGTTATTCAAAATCGTGGAAATTATTCCTTACTTTAGATAGGCAAGGCTATTCTTTCCCGGCAAACTATTTGCTCAACGTTTCGAGCGGGTCCAGGTACGATTCCACCGTAAAGGATAAAGTAATTCAATTGGATTGCACGCGCGGCGAATTTGTGGCCGTTCCGGTTGCAAGAAAGTGGATAACTAGCAAGGCTTATCAAGATAAAGGAAACGACGGCTCTAAAGAATACCGGAAAGAAGTTGCAAGCCAATTGAGGAAAGCGGGCCATAAGAAAGTTTTCGCTTGTCCAGGAGCTTGTATTGCACGCAAACAGCATGCGTGCGGTTCCGATAGGTTGCGCGGCGTTGTCATTGGCATTGGCATTCATAGCTAGAAAGGATAAGAGAAACGCATGAATAAGGAACAAACACGCGCTTTACTAGGTCAACTCATAAGCTTGCAATCTATGCTTAAAGAAATGGAAAAAGACGGTTTTTCATGGGAAGCGGTCCAGGCTATTAATGACAACTTAAGGCTGATTATTATCGACCTGGAAAAGTCTTTAGATTGAGAGCTTACAAAAAGAGAAACGCGATAAATTAATAGCAATTTATATACTACAAACAACTATGAACTACGACATTTTACTACTTATTTTACCTTGGATTTTCCCCGCCTGGATAATGTTTTTAGATTTATTGGATAACGAGAAAGGCCGGAACCAATGATACACGCATCTAAACTATTCCCCCAAGCTCTTAAAGAAGCCTTTGAGCAAGGCGAGAGAGCGCGGAAAGAGAGAGAGAGAAAGGAGCGCCATCCGGATGATCGTGGAACGATCAAGCGTAATAAGCGTAAAGAGCGCGCACGCGCAAAGCAATTAACACTTAACCTATAATAACAAAGAAAGAAATAATACTATGAACGATACAATAAAAGAGGGTGACACTGTCATTTACCGCGACGACAACGGGGATAAATTAAAAGGAACTGTAATACACATATACACCTCAATTAAGGGTTTGAGATGCGTAAAAATTAATAACTTTTATCTGAGTCGTTTAATTGATGATGTAACCAAAGAAAGAAACTAAGATGAACGATACAAAAGAGAAAGCAGAGTTCGAAATCTACGACTTGATATTAAACAAGGACGATCAACTATCAGAGCATCATATCGGGATAGTGGCTAAAGTTTTAGCAGATAATCTAGACAAACTCCGCGAGGTAATCGCCAAGGTAGATGGGGGGGAAGGATGAGCGAGGAGATCACAAAAGACAACGCACATAAACTTGGCGCATCGTATTACCGAACCGTACAGGAGGCTTGCGAAGAAACGCGCAGAGATGAAAACCACTCCGCATTCATGGAAGCAGAAAAGGAGAAATCCTGGAGAGATGGCGTTAAAGATAAATACAAGAAACTCTACAAAGAATCGAGCGAATACACTTTAAACACTTCAGCTAATCGGCGTGACATTATGATCACAAAGCACGATTGCAAGGTATGGCCTGACCCTATCGCCGCAAATGGGAGAAAGAGAAGTGGGGAGTTAATGGTTACCCATGTTGATTGGCCTAATTTTATGCCTAGAAAATACAGGTATGAAGATTCACTTGTTTTTACATTTAGTGACGAGCGGGGCGAGGTATTAGTGAGAAACCTCTTTTACAAGTATGACTAAACCAAACGAGTCCGACACAATTGCGCGCTTGTGCGTGGGCCTCATCATCTTTTTGGTGATGCGGTTCGCGCCCAGGGCGGTTCAAGCTTGGCAAAAGCGCAAAGATATGAAAGGAGAAATGCGATGAAGATATTGCTTGAAAGCAGGAAAAAGCACCCCAAGACAAAAAAGCCTTTTGTTCTTATGATACAAGAGGACGGCAAATACCATGTACAAACCTTGAACTATGTCGGGGATGATTATGAGCAAATGAGAAAGGGCGGCAAGTATTCGGAACTTGCATTTTATGAAAAGCTCGAAGATGCAGACAATAATTTTAGGATGATGTGTTTAAGATATTAATACCATACCCCCTCAAAAAAGGCGTTTAGATGCAAACATGAGTCTTTACCCTCGTAAGAGATCAAAACGCTTTTTAGGGTACTCTATGGACGCTTAAAGTACTATTCTGTATTCGTTTGTAGTCAATAAATATCCGCATCATCATTTAGACTAGGCTCTTGATGCGCTTGAAAGCGTCCCAGACTCTTTTGAAACTCTACAAAGGTGCAAAGGTCATTCTCACCGCCTCTATTCTTAGCGACATGGACCCTAATCTTTTCCTTGAGAGGATTATCTTTGGATTCAGAGCTAAGGAGAAACGCGGTGTCGCAATCCTGTTCAATACTTCCAGACTCGCGGAGATCGGATAGCATAGGTTTCCGGTTCTGCGCTTCAAGCGCTCGGTTCAATTGAGAAAGGGCGAGGATTGGAATCTCAAGTTGGAGTGATATTTGTTTCAAGCTACGAGAAATGTGGGTTACTTCCTCCACCCTTGACTTGTATCCAGGTGCGGAAAGAAGCTGAAGGTAATCAATCACCGCCAGTCCGACACCTCCCTTCGCTCGCTCCTGGACCAGAAAGGCGCGGAAAGAGTCAAGGGTAGCTTCCGCATCATCTTTGAAGGTGATAGGCCAATGTTTCATTCTTTGCTTTGCATCCTCTAATTTCTTCTTGTGGGCGGGGAGTAAGTCTCCCTTTTGGCGCGGACGAGAAACCCCGCTCTCGCGGGAGAGCAATCGTCCGGCACATTCTGATGCTGACATTTCGAGGGAAGCGTAGGCAATGCGGTATCCTTTCTTTGCAATCTCATGGGAGAAATGGATCGCAAGTGCGCTCTTTCCAATTCCTGGACGGGCGGCAAGGACATAAAGCTTACCAGGTTGAAACCCTCCGCTTAGTGCTTTATCAAGCTTTGAGAAAGATGTGGAAATTGCGGAAGAATCTCCCGCATCAATAGCTAAGAACTCAGAGTATGCTTCGTTAGCGGCTTGACCAATCTTGACTTGTCCAGTTCCTCGCGTTAGCGCCTTGGCAACTTTAGTGTTAAATATCGAAGCTATCTCTTCTGCACTTTTATTTGCTTTGAGGAGATCCATAGCATGATGAATGGAATGCTCCGCAATTCTTCGGTTCCTGGTTTGCTCAACCTGCTCAACATAGCGGTCCACTTTCCCACCGCCATGAAGCTCTACTAATTCCAACGCTTCAGCTTTGAAGTCTGGTAACTCAATCGCAACATCCACCTCATTGAGAGGTTCTGAGGATGAAGCTAAGAGTTTAAATATTTGGCGGTGGGCTTCGCTTGTGAAGTCTTCTTCAGTTAATCGCTCAACTGCGGTGGCCGAGGATCGGCCCGTGTCATCTGCAAGACATGCCGCTAAGACTGCCTGTTCTGAAATTAGGTAATCCACTAAAGTTCTTTCAACTTCGGTTCTGGGCGCGGCATTCGCTCTTTAATCCATCCACGACAAGCATTGCGAAAAGTGGCGTTCCAATCCGCCTGGGTATGTCCCTTCCCTTTCGCCCAATCTATGAACATCGCAACTGCAATGCTATGATCCAAACCTTCGCCTTCGGCTATGCTACGAGGTGGAGCAAAGTCATCGGATATACGACTGCCTTTTTTCTTCTTTGGATTTGAATGTGAGTTGCCACGATTAGTGGAAACCGAACTATATATATTAGAAATACATTCCGGAGGAATGACGCGCACGCGCGAGGGATGCCACAGATACTCCACCAGGAGTGGAGTTATAGTGGAAACTGGGGTTGCTCCGAAATGATCACAATACTCTTTCAAAGCATCACTTATCCACTTGGGAACTTTCAGTCTGATCTCAACCTTTTCGCTCATTTTTGCCCTCCCATTATGGTGCCGAATAGGGCGAGTATGAGCCATAGGAATGTGGCACTTGCGACAACAAACAACAATGCAAATAGGATGTATTCTGTGTAGTCTTTCATGGTTATTTTATTACCTTTGTAAGTTGTGGAAACTGACCGCTAAATGCTCTCTTATTATTTGTTTCAATTAAGGTTAGTGGGAAGTGGCTGATATTTTTTCCAAGGTAATTTGTTAGGGTATCATTTGAAGCTGTCCCATCGACTCCTAGCATTTCATTAAACTCATAGATTTTTTTATTTAACTCTATTGAAATCCTTGAAACATTTGCCGCTGTGTGATTATGTTTTCTTGCAACCTCTGCTAGTGGAATGCCTTCAACTCTGTTCATCATAATAATATCAACCTCTAACAGACTGAGTTTATCAAATAGCATTTGTACCATTTCC